GGGAACTCCAGTAAGAGCAAACAAAGTCTCCTCTATGGATGTATCTTGCTTTAGTCCAGCATCGGGAATCCATGCACCACTATCCCAGTAGGCTTTTTCCTTGACAGCAAGATCAGCAAAGTAAGGCACTCCTGGATGTTGGGTCGAAAGATCTTTGAAGTGAGTTCTACTTCTATCCTGAATGTTTCTAGGGGTTCCTCGATTACGCTGATCAAATAGGGAAGGTTGGGGAGGGATTTTCCCTAGCCGATCTTCTCTTCGACGAGCAGCACCAATGGACGCTGTTGTTCTTCCCTGAGTAGCCCAATCCATTTTATCTTCCCAAAAAGACAGGAGGGGAACTAGACGCACCTGACATCCATGCACCCATTTCGATTCCTCGCTTCCTCGATTCATTAATTGCTTCTGATACCCCGGCAATTCCAAATGTTACCGTTAATCCCAATCCCGTGCCTCTCATGATCCGGTCGATTGCAGGACCAAGGTCTTTTGGAATTCCTCTTCCTCCTACTCTGTCTGATCCATACGGTGTTCTAACCATCGAAGGAGCATTTGGAACCCGTCCTAAGTGCCGAGTCGCTCCTTTTATAAGGGCGAAATCTGCAGCCGTGGAAGGACGGTTCTGGACTGACCCAATCCCCTGTTTTTGATTGTGGGGAAACTCAAGGGCCATACCTTTGGCCCGAATTCCTCTAGTGGCTGCTGGTGGCATTTGCCCACCCGGACTCATCTTCATCTCTTGTATCTGAAGTTGAGCCTCAATCATTTTGCCGTGTGCGTATTCCGTCTCAGCATTTTGCCGATTCTTTGCTTCTGTACCACCAACCCTCGAAGCAGCGGATTCTCTAGTCCTTGTATCTTCATGATGCTTGCTTCCGGGTTTGTTTAACTTATCCAATTGCTGCTGTCGAGTTAAGCGATTTGGACCCATTAACCTTCGTTTCTCGGCCTCGGAAAAACTCTGGGTTGACGGACTCCTTTCCTGAGATCGTGGTGAATTGCCCCGAACAAGCGTCAACTTGAATTCGTTTCCCATTAGAGTCAGATCCTTTTTGGGTAGTCCTGGAATGAGAGGGGTCGATCTCTGCCTTCGCTGACCTTCATTCTGAGGTTTTTGAGGGGGAGGCTTTGCAGGTGGTAACTCTAGTTTTGGTCTTGGTTTTAAATGTCTCTGAAGGCCAGTCGGGTTTGCTGGAATTTTAAGTCTCGGTCTTGGGCTTGGTGGTTTGCGTGTATTTAAGCGAAGCCCGAATATGCGATTCCATAGACTTCTTCCAGGTGCCCCTCCTCCACCACCCATTGAGAAACTGGGACCACCCGCTCCTCTGTTGAAGTTGAACATCATATCTGGCTTCGGTGGCATAACTTACTCCTAAAAATCTTTAAAGAAGTCCAGGATAGGAAGTTTCTTTGGCAACTTCTTTTCCGATCCTTCTGCTCTCGCAAACCTTAACATCATTACAGCCTTGTGAACAGCATCTATTATGTGATCATCCTGTCTCTTTGCAACCTTACCGTTGTCATGCTTATAACGCCGCTTCTCCTTTAAGAATCCCTGACAAGTCATGAAAACTCTGAACCTGCCAGTGAACATTCTGTCACAGATGTCCTCGATCACTTGCATTACCGCAAAGGTCTTCTTACCCTCCGGGTTCACAAAATGAGAGAACTCCTTCAACATATTGATTCCTAAATCACGGTAACGCTCCGCTACTGTAGATCCATCAGTAAATCCCCTGCCAGCATCGTGAGGCCATGCACATGGGATAACACCACCACCCATACATAATACTCTATGGGCATAATGGTAAGACTCCTGGTTCTCTTCCTTGTACTCTCCGGTTAGGTATAGAACATCATTGTCTTCGTCATAGGCTAGTTTTGCAGCAGCGAAGTTCCCAACGCTGTGGGGGAAGTCAAGACCTATTATCATTTTCCAGTGGTCTGGTACTGCGAAATCATCAACATAGAGAAGTTCATCTGGGACTGTGTAGATCAATCCTGCACCACGGACTGGCCTACCATGTAGTCTAGCCTCTGCCAATGGGTGGTTCTCATACTTGTCCATTAGCCTTTCACGGTCCTCTACTGCCATGTGGAGGGCATCCTCAATGTCGTAGTTCAATAAGAATCTAGCCTCTACATCCTTGGTCTCCTCAAACATTAAATACAGTTGGGTCTCTCCCTGGAGGGGAGTCATTGAGATGTCCATATAGCCATTTGTGGCATTCAGTCTGGCACTGAACTCGTCGTATACCGCAAAGGGTGGCTCTTCGTCAATGCCTATCCAGTCCAGTGTGTACCCCTGTAGACGCTGCCAACCAGTGGAATAAGAGAATACATAACACTTTGAATAACCATCAAAGATACCATCCTTGTCGTGGTGCCTTACCCTGAAGAAGTCTATCTGGTTCGTAATGCCACCTGATAGCCTCTTGATATCTTCTGCTGGCTCAAAGGTATGGGAGGGTAGATAGCCAGATCCTCGATCCGTCAGTTCGCCCAGGAGACGCTCACAGAGCAAGTCCCTCGTAGACTGGGCAGTCTCACCACCTATGGCAGCATTGATCGGATGATCAAACCTCACACCCACATAGTCTGGTGGATACAGGCCAGTCAAATGGTACGCTGCCTTGATACATAATGCCGTAGACTTGCCAGCCTGATTCAATCCAGAAAACAAAGTCTCATGAGAATGGGCATTGATGAAATCCCATTGACGCTTGTTCGGGGCTATCCTTCCCAGAACATCGAACTTCTTTCTTCTGGCTAACTCTTCCTCTAGTTTGAGTTCTTCAAGGAGTGTCTCCCTGCTCAGTTTCTCCTTTGCCATTTTGTTCTACCTCGTATCCCTTTATCTCCTCTATGTACTCCTGAGTATGTGATAGACGCTTGTTGTCTGCGTCATGGATCTCCTGGGTAAACTCCAGACGTTCCTGTCTCCTCTTCTGCAGGGCTTCCAACAACTCGGCGTCAGTTAGTTGGTCGTATGTGGCCTTGTCTGAATGCTCTATCTTTGCAGCAGTTTCCCTGGGAAGTATATCCTTTACCACATATCTCATGAAAAATCCAAGGACTTGTTTGCCCTCGTCCGTTTCAGGGTCAGCCTGTTCAGCCATTACCGCTATCTTATCAAACAATCCAACGTCACTTAACTTGTTGATAAAGTCAGACTTGATCTGGAGGGAGGTCTTGGGCTTCCCCTTCCTCTTCTTGATGTTATCCAAACGGGGACGGTCCTTACTGATTTCATACCAATGATTGAACTCAGAGTCATTACTCACTGCCGACATGGCTACCTCGTAGGGGATCTCTGCCTTGGCAACAGCGTCCACAAAATGGAGACCCTGATCTATGGCCTTGTCAAGGGCTGCCCTACGATGCTCCCTAATCAAATAACCACCAACCTTCTCCTGTCTCTTATGTTGGGCTGTATGGATTTCTCTGTAATCTTCCCTTTTTGCCATTGACTAATCTCCTTTACCTTGTGTATAATCTGGGTTAGAAAGGGGGATCATCATGTTCGATGATACCAATGAGAGTGAAGTAATCGGGCTTCTAACCGAGATTAGGGATCTTCTAAAAAACCAACCTTCTGCTGGAGGGGGAGGGTTTGGTGACAGCACTCCTACTCCAAGAGTCCTAGACGACAGTGGCAACTGGGTCTGGCAACTACCTCCAGGATCAAAGCCCTCTAAGTGCAAGTATTGTGAACAAGACATTCACTGGGTCAAGACCAAAAAGGGGAAGAACGCTCCATGTAACGACAAGGGCGTTTATCACGACTGTAGGAATCTCTCAGAAGATCTTCCTAAGAAAGTAGAAGAAGTTCCGTTCTAACCCGTTGACTTTACCGGAGACCCCGGATACAAGAATGGGGAGCCTCTTTGCCAGAGGGCTACCAAGTTTGGGGTCTTCGGTAGCAGGACGATGAGAACTCAGCCAACTCAGGGCGATTACTCAACCTCCTTCTTCCCCCCTCCTATGTAGTGGATCCATGATCCGCAACAACTCATTCCTTCTTTGTCTTAAGAAGAATGGGGGGAGGGGGGGTTTTGAGAGAACTCAAAGAATCTAACCAATCTAAGGCGATTGAGAAGATAGTTCTCAAACCAAAAAAAGAAACTAATTAAAAAAAAGGAAAGGAACAGAAAAGGAAAAAGAA